AATAGGTGTTGCAGGTGGGAATGAGAATACTGAGTACTTAGTGTTATCGATTAGAGCTGCTGCGATACCTGCGCGTAGTGTTGATATGGCGGCCATTAGCCCACCATCGATCTCGGATCAAGATATGGCGCGAGAAGTCCACGAACACGGGCTAAAAGTGTATTGCCCATTCTATAGGGTGAAGGCTGATATCCATCGATCGTTACTCCGCCTGAAGATGGAGCCTGGCGAGACTGCCAGATGTCGATCGAAATCATAAGCGCAGCCTCTTGAATTGCTGGGACTGTTGAATAATCTGTATATGTCTCGACTGCTGCGATGCCATAAGGCTCGACTGTGTGACGTGGATTGTCGCTGGTGTGAGCTGTAGTTACGTTGAATGAACGAGTATCGACTTTTGTAATTGTCTTAGTCCCATTGTAGCGACTACCTGCACCTGAGATTGTTACAGATTGTCCAACGTAGAAATACTCGCGGATATCCTGATCAAAATAAAGTGTTCCTACTGTTCCCGTGTTGCCGTGGGCAACGATGTATTGCTGATTTTTCCATAGAAAGGGCAAAAGTACATTATCTGCGGCGTCGCAGACTTGCTGCAAGACTGCATCAGTATAGAGAGTGCCAACGCCAAGGGCGGTGCGAAGCTCTGCAACTGTAGTCAATGCCATGCTCTGATCCTTTCTAAAGACTGGCTGGGTAGAAGGGCACTACCCAGCCAGCGACTTAGTGTGTTTCTTAGGTGAAGTTGAACCAGTTTGCGCCAGCCGCTAATTTAGTGGCAAGTGCTCCCTGACCGAATAGCAAGATATCTACTGTTCCGTCTGAGTTGATGTTAGTACGAAGTTGCTGACGAGCACCCTCGTACCATGTGTATGCGTCTGGGTTAATAACAGCCATTGAGTAATCGGCTGTACCGACTCCGCCTGATCCCTTCATGTAACGAGATACACGAAGATCAAGGCCTGCTACTGTTCCACGAAGTGATGCAGGTGAAAGTGCTCCGCCTGCGTTTTGTGGATTAGCTGCGATGTAGATTGGACGGCCATTATCGTTGTATGACATGATGTTAGCCCATTGTTCTGGTGTAACTACCATGTTGCGACCAAAACCAAGTGATGCTGAATATACTGCAGCTGCAGCAGATGAAACATACTTAAGCAATCCATCGGCGCTGTTTGCCTGTGCTGTAGCGTTAAGTGTTCCTGCGCCTTGGATAGCTGTAGTTACGAATTCTTCAGTATCTTTTGCGTAAGCGTATTCCATCTGGACAAGAAGCTCGTCTAGGAATGCAGGTGTTGAGTTTGTAAGAAGTTCGAGGGTAGTAATTGCGCGACCCTTGAATGACTTCTTTGTAACCGTGATGAATGATGCTTCAAGCTGTGAGTCTGTTACTGCACCATTCTCATCGATCTGATCTACTAGAGGAACCTCAGTAATCTTAGGCAACTCGAAGGTTTTTCCAAATTCTGGCATTGTTCCACGGCTGACTGAATCAATCATCGGACGATCTGCGTTAGAAAGGAAGTTAAGTAGCTGTGTGCTTTGTGGTGTTGGGATGAATCCTGCACCTGTTGTCTGATCATTGTCAGCAGCACGAAGCCATTGACGAGAATCATCATCACCGAAGAGGTTAGCCTTCAATGTGTTTTCAAGGTAGTTACGCTTTGTAACTTCGATTCGAGGTGTTGAATACACCATCGCTTGTACAGTAGGGCGAGCAGCTTCTACAGCCGCAGCCTCTACTGGTGTTGCTTCGACTGTTGTGTCTTCCACGACTGTCTCGCTTTCTGTAGGTAGGGTTTCTTCTACGGCTTCGGCTGGCGCTTCTTCCGCTGCGATCTCTAATACTTGAGCAGACTTAAAGGCTGGCTCAGTTACTAGAGAAACTTCTTTTAATTTAGCCGCTGTTACGACTGTGTGCCCGTCGCGTGATGGCTTTGATGAGATGATCTCTGCACCGATCGACATCCCTGTGACTAATCCTTCTTGCGCCATGACGAGCGCGTCATTACCGGCACTTGAGCGCGATAACTTGAAGGTCGCATAGATGCCGTCTTCTTTTGTTTCGCTAGCTGTCATGCGCCCGATTGGCTTCTTCATGTCATGCTGACTGAATAATTTTATAGCCTTAACGTCTTCGATCTCGATAGATCCAGCTTCGAATGTATAAGCGCCGAGATTAGTCTGACCAATCTCGCCTGTACCTAGTGGCACGATCTTTCCTGATATCTCGCGGCGATCTTCGCTGCACTCGATAGAGGATGCTTCGATGTATAGAGTTTCCATTAGTCATCACTTCCGTTAGGTGTTAAATCTTCCATCTCCATCGCTTGCTCTGTGCTAATAAGTCCTAGGGATAGCATCTTCTCAAGTACAAGAAGTCTTTCCATAGGCTCTACTCGCAAGAAGGAAGAATCAAGGTCGAACTTTACATAGTGCCCAGCCGTAGAAATATCGTCCATGCTTAAGCGTGTTTCGATTGCAGAAATGTACGGCTGGAACGCTAAGGCTACGAGTTGCTTACGCTCATCGAGAATGTTTGAGTATGTCATTGATGTATTTTGATCGGCTGAAAGGTAGTAACTAGGCACTCCGCATAGACGGCTTATCTCGGTTGCAAGATTCTGAATTGCTTCGTTGTACATCATGTCTTTAGGGCTAAATCCAACTGCCTCGTATTGCAGGGTAGAAGTTAAATAAGCGGTCGATCTATTTTGACGCGCTGCTTTCCATGCGGCTAGTAATCCCTGTACTTCGGCAGGTGGAAGATCAGCGCCAGAGTTACGAATGTAACCTGTAGCCATTGGCGTTCCCGCCGCAATAGCGGCGGCCTTCTGTACATCGATTGCACTCTGAATTGTGCGAGATCCTGTGTTGAGAATTCCCTCATTAAACGCCTGAAATGTAACAAGTGATCCTAGGCCTGACATCGGACGAGGTGAACCATCGACGTAATACTGTGTTACGAAAGTGTTATGTATATCTAAATCGAAAGTGACGCGAGTATTAGCAACCCAATCAAAGGAAGCGCCTCGGCCGTCTTCAGCATAAATTTCAGTAATCTCAAGAAAAGCCTGCCCGTAAAAAAGAAGACTATCGACAAGCCATGAGAGCGTAACAAATTGAGGCTGGGACTTTGATAATTGATGTACCCATCGAGGGGCTGGAATTTCCTCGCCTGTAGATTTTTTCTTATACTCAAGCGGAATAGTGCCGACTGTGCAAAGTAAATCACGGCATCGTTTTAGCGCTGGAACGCTCATTGCATCCCGACGGGATATTACTGGGAACGTAAAATTGTAGATTCCATTGATACTATCGCCCATAATCTGCGGCGCGTATTGAGCCTCTACTACTTTTGGCTTACGATCAAATAGACCCATAGGTCGCAATTATACACTACATGTTGTGTTATTCGGTGTAAATAGCCGCTACCTGTTGTGGTTTTAATAGCATCGATACAACCATCGCCAAAGAGATCGGCGCAGATACATCGCCTGCGCTCTTACGTTTAACGATGCGCCAGGATGAGTCATTGGTCTTAGCTGCGCAGTTGTTCATTTGCTTGATCAATTCTTCCTGGCCGTTGTGGACTACTCGACCATTGACGAGACCATCAAGGAGATCAGAGCAAGCCTGATAGAACTGCTGGCCTGAGACATCTTGCGTGATTTGTCCAGCATTGGCTAGGCGTTCAGCGATCGATTGCGTCGTGTATTTGTCATAGCAGATCATCTTAGGACGGTACTGATCAGCCCATCCCTTGATCTCAGCTGCGATTTTTAGATCATCTACTGAGACTTGACTTTCCCACGTCTGGAGAATCCCGACGCCGATTCTTCCGTCACCCATAATCTGACCAGCAACGAGGCTCGCATTGCGGCGAGATGGAGAAACATCAAAGCCAAAGACTGTATAGCCGCCGATCGGAATCTGGAGTGTGGCATCGGAAGTCGCTTCAAGTACGCCATGAGGCCACGGACTCTGCAGAGAATCAATCCATTGGCATAGAAGCTCAGTTCTAATATCTTCAATTTTGTTAGTTGCAACTGCTTCCTCAAGTGATTCCTCCGTAATTGTGTAACCCATAGCAGGATTGGCCATTGCCCATCCGTTGCGATCTGTGATCTTGCAGTATTGCGGTGCTGAGTATTCATAGAACCCGAAAGACTTAGGAGGTGCGGATAAGGCTCGCTCTCGAAGTGTGTTAAGAGTTTCCGAAAAGGCGTCCCCGGCATTTGACGTTAGCAAAGTCTGAGAATTGGGACGGGCACGAGTTGTCGGGATCGCTGCGGTATATCCA